ATTCTCTTACAGATTTATACTCAAAAACAGTTTCCTATTTGATTAGTATTTCTTTTGATCTACCAAAAGAAATATTTTTGACTCTTACCGATGACAGAAATATTGTAGAACTAGTTGCAGAGTTATACGATGATTTAAATAAAATAGATTTTTTCATTCAGACTAACAATCTAAACAGTGACCAAATTGAATTACTCCCTATGGGAACGGAGATTGTTTACTATGAGTAAAACATACACGGTTAAAAAGTTTGATGCGTTTTATTTAATCTCTACAAAGTTTTACGGAGTTCCAAATAAGCATAATGAAATTATTGCAGCTAATCCACAGTTTGTCGGTAGAAAAACAATAGCAGGGCTGCCGGATTTAATCGAAGGTGAAATTTTAATAATCCCTGATTTAATCAAAAAACCAAAAAGTAAAACAACCGAAACAATTCAGGAAGATACAATCACCCCGGCAAGCCCTGATGCAATTTCAATTTTAGTAGATGGAAAATTGTTTTCATTTTTTACGGATTACAGTATAACATTTAACATAGATACATTCGATACTTTTACTTTCTCAGGGCCATTTGATGAAACAAAACTTGTTTATCGAGAAACATTCCGTCCATTTAGTTACAAAAAAGCAAAAGTTTATTACGATAAATATTTAATCTTTACCGGTGTCTTGCTTGCTCAACAGTGTGCATCAAATCCAGATTCTAAAACTCTCTCAATTTCCGGGTATTCTTTGCCAGGAGTGTTAAACGACTGCCATATGCCGATAAGTGCTTTTCCTCTTAATTTCAATAACCAAACATTACAACAGATTACCGAAAAAGTATGTAAACCATACGGAATTATAAGCAATTTTTTGTCATCTTCCGGTAATAAATTTAGTGAGGTTGCACTTGAAGTTGATAAACCAGTTTTGTCATTTTTAATTGACCTTGCCACACAGCGTGGATTGTTAGTTTCCAATAACGAAAAAGGCGAACTTATATTCTGGAAATCAGGTACAGGCTCCCCTATCGCATCATTCAAAGAAGGTGAACTTCCATTTATTTCATGCTCTCCACAATTTAATTATCAAAACTTTTTTAGTCATATAACAGCAATAAGTAAAACAACTGAAAGCGATATATCAGGACAAAAAACTTATATCAATAATTATTTACTTAAACGTGGAATCAATCGTCACTATAATTTTATTGTCGAAGATGCAAAAATATCTGAATTGGCAAGCATCGCAAAAATTAAAGCAGGTCAAATGTTTGGCGAATCAGCATCATACGGATTGAGTGTAAAAGGCCACCGGGATAAAAACGGTAATCTATATAAAAAGAATTTACTTGTTTCCGTTCATTCTCCGGGTGCCATGATCTATAAAGAATCTAACATGCTCATAAAATCCCTTACCATGTCCAGGAAAAACGAAGGAGATATAACAGATTTTTCGCTTATCCTTCCTGGTTGTTATACTGGAGAGATACCGGAGGTGTTTCCGTGGGAAGAGTAGCGCGCTGGATATCATCAAAAATTGAAACCTATATAGAAGGGATTATTGAATCCAGAATTAACGAACGAATCAAAACTATCCTATACGGAGTATCAGGCGATGATTCTCCTCCCCTGCCTAATGACCGAGTTTTAATTGTAGAAAAAAATGGAACTGGTTCTTATGTAGCCTGTGGAGTATTGGTATTATCGCAAGGCGCCGAGCCAGGAGAAAAAATATTATATTCCCGCGATTCAAATGGAGCAGTAAAATCAACCATCAAACTGTTGTCTACCGGGATTATCGAGATTAATGGAAATGCTGATTTTGCGGTTGCGTTTAATGATTTAAAAATAGAATTTAATAAATTAAATGACGAGTATAATAAATTGGTTACACGTATGCTTTCATGGATTCCTGTGCCGGGTGATGGTGGAGCAGCTTTAAAAGCTTCTATAATTATCCCACCTTCAGTATCTATATCAGGATCAAATATAGATAATGCAAAAGTGGCAGGAGTAAAATTACCATGATCATAGACAAAGGCGATGTTTTATTAACGCATACCGTTGACGGTTCAGAAATCAACGTTGAAAACGGAATTATCGAAATGACAACAGGTTTTGAAACCTATGTTTATCTGTGCTTGTTTGGTGGTAATTCAGAAGATAACGGTACAGCCTCAACAAAAAAAATAGAATGGTGGGGAAATAAACTTGAAACAAACAATCCAGAACGTAAATTAACTAGTAGATTTCAAAATATTCTTTTTGGTCTGCCGGCAACACCCGCTAATCTAATCAAATTAAAACAGGCAGCCGAGCAGGATTTATCCGGATTGACAGCGGATAAAATTGCAGATACAATACAAATTGATTTACGTATAGTTGCAAAAAATAGAATTGAAGGTGAAATCGTGATTCTTAAGGATAAAATAAAACTTTTTGAAACGACCTTTCAAGAAAATTGGTTAGGACAGGCGGTATCATGAGTTTAGAAATTAAAACAATCCAGCAAATAAACGATCTCATTATACAGCAGTTAGAAGCACAGTTAAACCAAACAATTCTATTATTGCCCAAATCATTTACCCGGATACTTTCAAAAGTACTTTCCGGAATTTTTATAACACTCTACAAAGTTTCACAATGGATTTTTTTACAGATTTTTGTATCGTCCGCATCATGGGATGAAGTCGAAATCTACGGAAAACGAATCAGACCGTTAGTTGAATGGGGAAAACTAATAGGAGTAGGTGAACCTATCCCGGCAACTAATGCAGAATTAGAATTAGAAGTAACTGTTAATGATATCGGAAGTACTCTGCTTGCTGGTACTCAATTTACATCAAACATTAACGGATTGATTTATATTACCCAGGAAGATTATACTTTAGCGGCAGCAACTGAAACTATAAACGTTATTTGTATTACGTCAGGAACGCAAGGAAATCTTGACATAGCAGATATTCTTTCCCTTGTTACCGTTACTGGCATAATAGCTGAAGAAGCAGAAATTACCGATACGTTAATAATTGCAGCAGACGGAGAAACAGAATCTCAATATAGACAACGTGTAACCGAACGTTTCCAACTCCAGCCGCAAGGCGGAGCGTTAGCTGATTATCGTTTATGGTCAAGTGAAGTATTAGGAGTTTTACAAACATATATTTACACAGGTGATCCACCATCTAACGTAATAATTTATGTAGCCGGTGATCCTGATATTTATACAAATAGAATTCCTTCGGCTGGATTGCTTATTGAGGTAGGCGATGCTTGCACTTATGATCCTATAACAACATTAGCAACCCGTAAACCGCTTACTGCAATAATTGATCCCGCAGGCGATGGTAGTTATTCAAATATTTTGCCAATTACCCGTAAGATTTTTGATATTGAAATTACTGACCTTGCAGTAACAGATCAAACAGCAGTTAGATCACAAATTAAAACAGCGTTAGACGAATATTTTTTATCCCGTGAACCATATATCGTAGGTTTATCTCTCCCGCCTGCAAAAAATATGGTAAATCAAGTTGGAATAATTGGAATCATAAACGATATTGTAAATGCAAATAACGGTAGTTTTACGAATGCAATTTTAATTTTTGAAACGGTTGTAACTCCTAATCACACTTTGGAGGAAGGTCAATTGGTGGAACTTGACACCATAACATACACCTAATGGCAGTAAACGCAAAGTTTTTTAAAATTATAAAATCTCTACTCCCAAAATCAAACACATTCCAGTTGTTTATTCAAAAAAAACTTACTCAATTTTTTGAAGCGCTTACAGTAATTCCTGGTGATTTCCGCGATTATATCCATCAAATATTTTTAGATATTTTTCCGTCCACTACAAGAGAAATTGAAAAATGGCGTGAACAATTCGGACTTATTTATTTTCCTTCAGATTCTGCAGAACAAATCGAAACTCTTAATTCCGAATGGCAGGCAACCGGTGGACAAGGTGCAGACTATATTCAATCAGTTTTGCGCGCTGCCGGTTTTGATGTTTATGTTCACGAAAATAACCCTCCTGTTGATCCTGATATTTTTCTTAATTCAATCCCAATTATGGTATGCAAGGGATTAAACGCATACGCAGGTAGAGACGATGCTTTTGCAGGACGTACCGGTGGAGATTTGCTTGTCAACGGGCCAATACTTACAAATATTCCGTTATATCTTTCCATATGCGGAAATATAAATACCTGCTGTAGAAATCAAAAAGCAAAAGCCGGATATTTTGAAAAAATAATGACTATAGACAAAATCTATCAAATAACAGACGATCCGGATTACTGGGGATATTTTTTCTTTGTCGGCGGAGTCGCAACAAGAAATGCTACAACTCATGTTTTAGAAACAATTGAAAATGTAGTAATTCCATCCGCTCGTAAAGAAGAGTTCAAACGTTTAATTTTAAAATTAAAGCCTGCTCAATCCTGGGCAGGTTTAATAGTAACATATAGTTAGGAGGTAAAAGAATGTTAGATATTCTTTCGACATATGTAAATCAAGATGGTGCACTTTTTCCGAATACACTTGCTGTTGATTCTTCAGGCGCATTATCGACAGACGGTACGGAGTTTATAGCTGCTTTTGTAAACGATTATGGATGGGGGCCAATGCAGGCAATACTTGCATACACAAGTCAAACACCTAACGGAGTACTGGAATCACCTACAAGCAGTCAATTTTTGGAAGCAATCCGGAGAATGACGGTATATCCAGGAACTATTTTTCATGCCGCATGGAATGTAGACCCGACAACAATTCCGATCCGTGCAATAAAAATGACAGGCCAGGGGATATTAAGAGCAAACTACCCTCTGTTAGACACTATGGTCTATTGTGGCAACGCCAACAACGCTACATATACCGCATTTTTTCGGGCAGATAACGCAAACGGTACCAGTCGTAATACCGCAGGTGCTTATCTTATACTTCCTGATATGCGTGGCCGTGTTATACGTGCACTTGATATTGCGGCAGGTGTAGACCCTGATGGTGCGAGCAGATATCCAGGGAGTTTACAGTTTGATGCGTTATACAATCATTACCACAGAATAAATTTTAAAGCTGGATCAGCAGGCGGCGGTACCGTGACCCTTTCAGGTTCTGGGAATGTAGCAGATACCAGTGCTAATTGGGCGATTGATATGGCTATTGGTGCACTTGGCGGAACTCTTCGTACAGCAATCGAAACCCGTATGATCAACGCATCATTTGACTGCTATATTACTTTTTAAGGAGATTAAAAATATGTTTATCGCATTTATAAAACAAATTGATAACCTAACAATCATAACAGGAATATGTAAACAAGTAATTGATCCTGTTGCAACAGAAAAAATAATTGATCCTCTTTTGGCAGAATCGCAAGAAATGAAAGCTGTTAAATCCAGGATCGAAAAAATAGGAACCTATAATAAAAATGTAAATAACGCAGAAAAAAAAGCTATGCAACTATTTGGAAATATTTCAGCAATTAAAAATAAACCGTTAAACACAATCACAATCGATGATTTTGATTTTAATCAAAAAGATCAATTATCAAGATATAACAACTCACGTGATTTGGCATTATCACAGGTTAAAGAATTACAGAAAGATTTGCCAACATTAAATAAAAAACTCATTGAAAAACGGATCGAATTATTGGAAAGCAACGCAGTCTATTTTGAATTAGGTGCAAATCAGGTTGAACTTTCAAAATCACAGGCTGAAGAATTTAATTTAAAATTGCTTGAATATCAACACTGTTTTGAGTCAACAAAAATAAAAAAACTTTTACTACTTTCCGGAGAAGAAGTTATAGACTATCGTGGTAAAAAGTTTTATCAGAAAAGCGATAAATGGTACTCAAGGACTATTGAATTTTTAACTGATGAAATAGAAGTTGACGAAATTTGTGAAGATTACCTTGACGATGATCAAAAAAAAGAAATAGCAAAACAACTAGAAGATGAAAGATTATTAGGATTAAGTCAACAGGAAAAACAACAGGAAAAACAAGCCAAAATTAACCAAATTCTTAACGAATCAATTGTTATGCGATCACGGTTGGAAATACAGAGAGTTGCCAATGCATTAGAGCAGGCTCAAAATTGGTATGATGCTGAATTAATCAAGATTGAAGAGAAATATAAATAAAAGCCAGGCAATCGCCTGGCATAATTTTATTTTGTTGAAATTCCTTTAATAATTCCACAACCACAATATAAAATATTATTTATTATGCGTGGTATTTTTTTGCATTTTTTACATTTTAATTCCATTCGATTATTTCCATATCTTCGGAAAAAATTTCTACAGTACCGGCTATGGGATCATAAACTTTTATGCTGCCGTCGTGGTGAAAATATAACAATCCCTCATTCCAAATCGGCTTAATTACATTAACCTGCATGGCTCCGTATGCTTTTGATCCATCGCCTACGTACACCCTGAAAATAAAATCAATCTGGTCGATGCTCGGTATATAACGGAAAAGATTTCCCTTGTTGCATTCAATCCAGTAAAGCACCTCTTCCCCATTTTCTTCCCGGATACCTGCGGTTACTATGCTTGCGGTTTGTGCGTTCGCTAACTGCACCCATACCGGGTATTGCGCCTGGAAATTGAATCTCCACATATCGTTAGCATTTTCCGTTAAACCTGCCGTATAGTTCCATTCGTATCCGTTATGCGAGTACCACGTGTTATCCGCTTCTTGCCAGCGCGCATTATTAAAATAATTATATCCCCACTGCGCAAAAGTAGTTCCTTCGTTATCTTTGAGGTATCCGTTATGCGAACTGGTATTGACATTATAGATTATCATTCCGGCAGGATACGCTTTAAAAATATTTTCAGTTCCGTTAATATTATGAAACGAAAGATAATCGTTCCTGGCAATAATATTTCCTGATTCTGTTACATAAACATCCGCTGGGTTCCACATATTATCCCACCAGTTACCGATCATCACATCGTTATAATATATTGCGCAATAATCCCGGTACATGCCACCATTAGCATAAGCCCACTCGGGCAATATATGGTCTAACATCCATACATCATCATCGTAAACAATTTCCCTGGATTTTGTTTCCTTTTTTTGTATCGTGATTGCAGTCGGTACAATTTTTAACCAGCTTGCATATTCCACGCTTCCATATTCGTCAAAATAATTGAGCACATTATCAATGGCCAGTACCCGGGGAGCTGCCGGTTTTACATTACCGGTGTAGACAATTTTTTTTGTAAATCCATCCCAGTAGTGCAAATTCGTTCCATCGTATAACGCAAATCGTACCGGGTTTTCTGCCGGAATTACCGGTGCCGGTTCAGGTGTTGCTGTGGGAGTTGGTGCAGGAGTCGGATCAGGGACAGGATTTACCGGGCAGCCTGAAAAGATAATTGCAAAGACCATGATTAAAAAAAAGATAAAAGTAATTTTTGTTTTCATTCGAAAACCTCCATTCATATTTTTATCGCATAATTTGCGATTGATTAAATAATCTTTTTACTTCGCAGCATTTTTTTAAACTGCGAATTATATATATTTTGTGCATCCGCTGCCGGTTTTTTTGCAGAATCCCACAGCCAAGTATTGCGCTTAACTTTCGTTGTTCGTTCACTCACATTGTATAGATGTTTTTTTCTAAAAGATATTCCTTTTTTGCCTTTTGAAAAAGATGTGACCTTGTAAATATTTTCATTATACTTTAAAAACTTATTACGCTTATTTGCGACATATGCCATGGCCACGGTACGTGCTTTTTTACTGGTAAACTTTTTTTTAAACTTACCTCTTACCGTGTTAGGTTTTATAACAGTCAAATAAAAAGATTTTGTCACAAGTCTTTTTTTTGATCCGCCCCGGGAAAAATCTTGAGGGATTGCAACCTTTGATCCTCTTTTTGGTCTACGGATTCCGCCTGTATGCTGCAATCTCATATAATCAGCGTGTTGTAATGCGCCAGTAATCGACTGCATATCGTTTAATGCTGCTTTTGATTTCACTCGGTCATAAGCAATACTTTTTTCTGTAAAATTATTCCGCAAAATAAAATCTGCCTTAATTCTTTCGATTGAATTCTTCCGTGTGAGCGCTGCAATCGTATTCAGAGTATTTTTAGCAGCAACCTCATTCGCTTTTTGGATATCTGCAAATCCGCGTTCTGCATGTTTTGAATTAACCGTAAGTTTTATATTCATAGTTTTAAAAATTAAGCAGGCATCGAAATGCGAAAAAACGATACCTGCTTAAAACTTGTGTTTTTTTCCGGATTTTCTCACTATGAGAAATCCTTAGACTGGTACATACGATTTTAGAAAAATTTAAAATCCGCCAACGGCGGGGTTTACCTTAATTTTATCACGATTTTTAGAATATGTCAAGTTCGTCATTATTATTTTCAGGTTTTTTTTCCACTTCCGGAACTTGAATAATCGTGTTTTGATCAACCGGATTTTCAGGTTGTAAAGCAGCCTCGATTTTTTCAACCGATGTTTTTTCTGGTGCTTGCGGTTTTTCCTGGGATTCCTCGTCATATATTGCCGATGCGATCATTTCCCGGGCAGTTTCGTATTTATCGCAAAAATGGCGTATACAGGATTCAAGCGCCATTTCATCCGGCCAGGATAGCCAAGGAGTATCTTTATATTTGTTTTTAATCGCATACTGATAAGCAGACGAAGAATCACGCCACTGGTTAATTTTTTCGATGTGATAAAACTGTGCTTCTTTTTGTCCGGTAAACTTTAGTGCCTGCACCCAGCATCCGATTAATAAACCTTTTTTAGCATCTATAAACTGTTTGTGGATTACTTCGCCCGTTCCGGTATCAACCTGGACATTACCGGCTTTGACTTCCTCTTCATATACCTGTCCCCATCGTAAATCCTTGAAAATCGGGCGCTTGCCTCCACAAAGCAGCGCATAATAACCACGGTCACGGATTGAAAATCTAACCTCTGTTATCCATACGTCAGCACCTTTTTGGTCTTTCCGCCTGGATTTTTTAGGCTGCGGTACAAGATAGGCATGGACTCCACCGATAAACAAGCCGGTTGAAACTGATTTTTCCACGGCTGCAATCATGGAGAGTTTACCTTCTGCAGACTCAAAACAGGATGCGAGTTTTTCATCTTTTGCGATTGCAAGGATTGTCCGTTCAAAAAACTTATTTTGTTTTTCATCCGGCCAGGATAGAAATTCTTCGCCTGCCGATATAAGGATTTTTTGTTTTAAGGCAAGAATGCCTTTTCGGATGCTGTCTTCTTTTTGCACCATCGATACGACCGGTTCATACTCAACTGGTAAAGTGCTGTTATTTGTTTCCATTTTCATTCTCCTTTGCAGCATAATCGCTGCTGATTGTTATTTGTGATAATTCCTTAAAAAATCCATACCATGCAATGGGTAGATTATTTTCATAAAATGTTTTTATTCCTTCAAGAAAAGAATCTTGCACTTCTTTTGATTTTGTTTGAAGATCATATTCTATCTCAAAACTTATTTTAACTTTCATATAACATCCTTTAAATTAATAATTATCTCCCACCATAAAAATATTATATGAATATTTTTATAAGTTCCAGAATGTCTAATCAAAGTTTTTTCATCTATTTTTCTAAAAACTTCTTTACCTGTAAAAAGCGCAATTGTTGGTATAAAAACTAAATGCAAATTTTTACAATCTTTGAGATAGTTAATAATTTTAACTTTCATATTATAAATCTCCTGTTATGCGTTTTAATTAATCCTTTTTCGTTAAGGATTTTATAGGCATCTGGTGCCTGTTTTTCAATCGTTACCGGGGAAATTAAATTAAACTGGTTGTTAGAAATAACCTGTTGAAATATCCTTTCGCCTGTTTCTCCATTATACAAATATTTATTATCCTGCATGAGAATCCCGGCTGCATTATTTATATCATCAATCCGCGATTCGTATTTTTTTATTTTCTTTTGCAAAGATTTTTTTTCTGCCCGCATCTCTTCAATAATTGTTGCGCGTTCACCGGTAACGTAAAGGGCTCGGTCATAAACATCCGGAAACAGTTTTGATACATCGCTGTATTTTTCGGGCTGTGGCGGGGTATCATTTTTACAACAGTTATAAAAATAACTTACTTTTTCCAAAATTAATGGCCACCATTTTTTTATTGCCGGGACTTCGTAGACAAAGAATCTGTTTGTATCAACTAACAATAAAACATATGTTAGATTCAAATCATAAACAAACATCTGCCATTGTATCTGTAAAAGCACGTCGGATGGAACTCCGGTAATAGTCAAGTCGGTTAAATCAAAACCTTCAATTTCATTCCGTTTTACCCTGGCATAATAGCCTCCGGATTTAGCCTCGATGTTATACTCTTGATGTTCGGTATATATACAATCAGCATGAGCGATAGCCCAGGGATATTCCGGATGTCTGCATTCCGTAAATGAGTGAAACGAAGTAGGCGGATCATAATTATCCGGATCGCGATAATCCTCATGTAGCATGTAGTCAATTTTATAATAGTGCGCTGTTTTTCGGTCATATCGTTGTTTGATGAATCTTGAAATTAAGAGCGGTTCTAAATCATGACCCCATGCTGTTTTTTCGTTTCCGGAAAACTGATCCACCCGGTGAGATTTTTCTTCCCATAATTCGTAAGTAGATTTTTTTATTATGCTGCCGGGTGTTTTTATGATTATTGGAATATCTGATGAGCCTATAACAAGGTCATCGGTTCTAACGTCATCACGATAAAAGATGTAATTTCTCATATTTTACCTCTCATAATTCCAAAAATTAAGCGCACCTTTTACATTTGTAATAGGCTTATCATATAACGCTGAATTTTTTAAAACAAAATGCCAACACCCGGATTCTGCCCATATTGAATTTGAATTTTGAATGCAATCAATTATTTCTGCCTCTCCAATTATTGCGGATTTATGAAACCATACTGGAGTATTCCTCATTATAAAATTTACTAAATCAATACGATTTATCAATCTTAAAAATTCTATGCAACAAAGGTCAAATCCTTTTGGAGTATGAATTAAAAATTTTTCCCTGTAGTTTGTTTTCCAGGAACGATTTTCAATATCTTTAAATCCTGCTGCGATTAAATAAGCCCAGGGTTGTTTAACGGATAACGCTTTCATATTTTGCAATCCTTCTCCTGCCTTGTGGTCGCTTGATTTTTTTATAGCCGGTT